GCCAAATGGTCAGCCATAAAATCTCAATTAGATGCAGAAAAGTAGCATTGCTTATAACGGATTGAGTATAGCAAGGTTTGGTCGTAAATATAGTATAAATATGCGACAAGATTTTAATAAAAAACTTAATATCATTAAAAATAATGCGTTAAGTGCGAAACCCTACCATTGTGCATAGAATGGATAAAGCCTTCTACAGCAATTAAATTTATATATTGATTATCGCTATGCCAAATATCCGCAGAACTAGGAGAACGAAGATATGTTACGTTAGCACCTATATAATCTTTGCTAGATTTGAATTGAGTTTTGTCCTGATGATGAACGTGGTGCAAATAAGCATATCGAAATTTAGTACTCGCCCACATTTGCGGTTCTTCTTGCGCCATTAATAAAGGTAAGTTTGCCATTTTCCCTTTTTCTCCATGTTCTATTTCAATCATATTGCTATGATATTTGTAATATTTTCTATATTTTGCGCCTATATTAAAAGTAATATTTTTGCAATTCCTAAACCACGCGTGTAGCGTTTCTGCTAAAAAACAACCACTCATAAAATCGTGATTACTCGTACAATGCACTATGTCCACATCACAAACTCCTACACATATCTCAATACATTTTATATAACATTCCTTAGCGATATTAAAGGCTCTAAGCCAATGCGTGTCTGTGTCTTGAAGCGTTCCTTTTGTTGTTCCTTTTAGTAAATTATCGGTGTTTAGCACATCGTTGCCAATTACAAAAAGTATCTTTTCTATGTTAAATCCGCTTGCTTTTTTTATTAAACCCCTTGTTCCATCCTCAGCCCTTTGAACCGCTATTGCGCTATTATAATTCGCTCCTGTTAAATCAATATCGCAATATTTATTTATATGCAAATCTGCTATATCAATAATAAATAGGTGCGGATCTTCTTGTTGTTCCCTTTTTATTTCTTTAAAATTAGGACTGTATTTTTTTAATTGAAGAGTCAAGTCTTTAATATATTCATGCAAGGCTTTTACTTCTTTTTTCACATAAAGTGGGTTATCAACCCTAACACTTTCGCTTTTATTTTTTAGCCATATCATTGGAGCATTAACAGGTTCAACCCCTACATTTTGACAAGCGTCTATAATGCCTTTATTTTTAGCTTCGATAAATAATTGATGCTTTGGTGTAAATCTTAAATCTTTTATAATTTTGAAGTCTGTATCTTCAATGTAATATTTTGCCTGTGTTCTATTTTTTAAATTTGCTTTTACTTTTAAACCTAAACTTTCAGCTTCATGAGCGTAAAGTCTTTGATAATTTTTTTGCATTTAAAATAATATTTATTTTTAGTTTAAAATATCTTCAATATTAAATTCGTTTTTAAAATCAAAAGCATTAAGGTCTTTTTGGCGCTGCTCAATCATTTTACTTTGTCTGGAACTATTTGCCACTTCTCTTTCTGACTTTTTATCGTTATCGTATTTTTTAAGGTTTAAAGTCTGCATGTTTTTAATTTGCTCGATATAAACATTTTGCTGAAATTTTTTATCCTCTGTAGGGGAATTAATTTGTAATTGCGCTTGAAGTTCTTTTAATCTCATCATAGATTTATTTCCTTCTATTTCCATATCAATTTGAGCTTTCATTTCATAGGTCTGCATTTCTGCTTGAGCTGCTGCATTTGCCGCAGCAGCATTAGATTCAGATTGAAGTTTCTGATTATACTCAGTTTCTTTCATCTTCTCTTTAATTCTTCTACGTCTAATAAAACTCATATACTCCGTAGCTTGCTTAATGTTGTTTCGAGCAATTCTCATAATTTCAGATTTTTCAGAAACATCAATTGTTCCTTCTTGCAGCGCTATCATTAAGTCTTGCTTTAATTCGTCTAATTCTTCTTTGGCAGGAACCATTTCTATAGTAAAACCAAACTCGTGAATATGCCTATCTTTAAGAGAACTTAAAGCTTCTAAATTGTGTTTACCCACTGCTGTTTCGTACATTTTTACAATGTGGTTTGCTTCTTTTCGTTGTGAAAATATTCCTTTAACCCTAGAGCTTATTACGCCAGATACTCTTTTATCAAAAGCTACCGCAGCATCAGCAATGTGTTTGGTAGAAGTATTACTAGCTAACTTCATCATCTGATTTATACCAACCAAAGCATTTTCCGACAAAGTGCCGTCTCTTGCCGGATTAATTCCTGTAGTTTCTCTAATTAAGTTGTAATAATGCTGCCAAGAATTTAAAAGTGCCGCCAATGCTGAACCCTGTTGATTTGGTATAGGCCTTGCTCCTGGTCCTTCTTTAATTCCATCTTCACCCATATTGGTGCGCTTTTTAAGAATAATACCCTTAGCATCTAATATTCCTATGATTTTTTTCATATTCGATACTGGATCACCTTTTGCGTCAGCAATAAGTTCGGCAACATTATCTAAATCTATTTCTATTAAATCAGGTTTTAATTCCGCTATTAAATGCTGTAGCTTTAAATGTATGTACTGCATTTGGTCTGCTAATGGAATAATATTCTTTAAAAAAGACCGTAATTTATTTTTATATATGTTTGTACTTTGCGCAATAAAAGGAGGCAACACTCTATCCATATCATCTACGGCAATGTTTTCAGATTCCTTGTAATTATACAAATACTCATTACTACCTACAACATAACTTCCTTCGTACCAAGTGTCCATTCTTTTAGACAGCTTGCTTTTTTCTGCTCCTTCTGGAACATCGTATTTGCTGTCTCTTTTAGAAACCTTTTTTAAAGAGCCTTTTTTATCTCTGTAAGCTTTCCAAACTTGTTCTGTATCAGATTTAAAAGTAAATCGCATAACATTTACCCTAAAATTTAATATTTTATTTATATCACATTCACCATAGTTTGCAACATTACTTTTATTATCGTCTCCGTAAAGAGCTGCAATTTTTCTACATATTTCCTCACTATATCCGCTTTCTCTCCTTAAATCGTTTATAGTAATAGTGTCAACTACAAAATGATAAAAAGCGTCTCTAAAGTCATTGCGCTCAACAAAGCTATGACCGTAATTTTCTGGGTCAACGTATTCTACTTGAACTCCATTATTAGGGTCTGTGAATACTCTAGCTACTTGAATGTCTAGCAAAACAAGGTCTTTGTCTGTTTCTTTTTTAATATAATCTCCCCAATTGCTAACGTTCTTTACGTAATTTATTATAATTTCTTCTGCAATTTCTTGTTTTGGACGCTCCTTAATTTCATTATAAAGATTCATTTCCTCTATGTCTTCTGGAACAAAACCCCTTGGCGTTAAATCTACACCTAGTAAAACTTTAGCTTTTTCTAGCATGTCTTTCGATGCCATGTTTATTTTATGGTTCAATATTTTATTGCCCTGCTCTAAAAGCGCAAACCTATCCGCAGAACGAATATCCATTCTATAAAACTCATCACTTATCCCATTACGAACAATGTTGGTGTATTTCTCAACTACATTAATAGGGGTCCAATCCATGTTCATCCACTCTAAACTCTCTTTTTCCCTAGCCGCCATGTCCTTATACTTGTCAATAGACTGCTCCCCTCTATTATAAGTTCGCATTTCACGAACATATTCATGGCGCTCCATAAAACTTGTTTTAGAATTAATTTTACCACCATTAAACCATTCTTTTTGAATAGCCATAGCGTAAGTTAATCCGTAGCTGATTGTTAATTTTTCTTTTGCAGGTGCTAGTGGATCTGGAATAGCTGTTAAATTTTCTTTAGAATTAAGTGCGTTGTACATATATTATGCGAGTTTAGATATTGAACCAGAATTGTCATATTTCTGGAATGGGATAAATGTTTGATTTGGTTTTTCTACTTCTTTTTTAACCCTCCTTTGGTTAAGCAACCTTGATAAAGAGAATCCTATATAAGCATCATATTTCGTTCTATTTGAAGTATCTACTTCTTTTAGTTGAATTAATGTTCTAGTAAAAGGCATATCCCCCATTTCGCCCTTCATTCTTTTGCTCTCGTCTTTAGCTACTCCTATATGGTCTTGCACATAAGATTCTGTAGCGTAAAATTGCCCTTCACCTATTTTAGAATCTTGCTGCGGAGCGCCGCCAAACTCTTTTTCTTGAGGTGTCAAGTCTTGATATAATTTAAAAGGATTGTTTGCGCTAAAATGTCGATAACCTCTATCTTTTACGTATGCTAAAAATTGGTCGTTAGATTGCTCTGCTAAAAAAGGCATCGAAAAATAAACCGAACACATAATTACATCTTCAAAAAATAAAGTTACTTTTCTAGGCCTGTCTATGTATTCAAGAAAAACACATTCACTAGGCACAAAATCATAAGTATGAGCCTTTGTGCTGCCTATGTTGCATCCCTTAGAGCCTCTACCGTCAGCATTTAAACTTCGGTTGTATGGATCGACTCCAAAGCCGCCTATATGACCTGCTAACGGAGATTTGGCTAGTATTCCGTTTTTAAACTTTAACTCGTGTTGGTTTTTAAACTCTATTGGCGGGTGGCATCCTTTTTTAATAAAAAACCTTCCTGTTTCGTTGTCAGGAGTCCATATTACTTCTGTGTCAGGAACACCGTCTTTCCATCTAAAGTTTCCGCGCTCTACACCATCATTACCTAAAAAGTTTTTTTCAGTGTCCCACCTATCGTTTAACTCAAATTCATTATGCTCTATTTGCTCTAGTAAATGCTGTAGGTTAAATTCGCAATCGCTACTAGCGTCTCTAAAAGCATCTTGTATTGTGTCCGGAAATTGTCTTTTTTGCTCGTTATACTTTTCTGGATCGCCCACTAAAGCGTCTTCCTCGTTTTTAAGAAATGTTTTAGATCCAATTCTAGTGATATTACCTGTGTCAGTTCTAATTGGTTTTATTGGATCATCTACAATAGAGAACCCATACTCATCAAACATTCCCTCTAAACAAAACTTAGCAGCAATAAAAACTCTGTATAAACCAGATTTAGTTTGTCCGTTTTCGTTTCTATCTAATAAATCACTAGCGTTCCATACTTTTAAATACTCGCCACCTCCTTTTTTTAAAGAGTTTACGGTAGATACAACCATCGATTTTCCTGTAATTCTAACCCCTTTACGGTGTGATGTTTTTACAATAGACCAATATTCGCTAAATTTTACATCTGTTGGGTATTTTCCAGATTCATCTAATAAGCTGCGGAATACAGCTTCTCCATCCATAGCGTTCATATCCGTGTTGTGCCAAGATATGCTTGTACTTAACCCCTCACCAGAACCAACTCCTTCTCCTTTTTTTCTTCTTTTTGTTGGCTCCGCAAATATCAATTCTTTCTTAGGCGTGTTTGTACCGTCCGTAAGCGGTTTAAAAAAAGAAGGCAATCTTTTAAAACCAGAAACAAGTCTTCTAAATATTTTTCTAGCATCATCACCTTTTTTAGAAATCATACCTAGAATTTTATCCTCAGTAATAGTTCCTGATTCACTAAATTCAAAAAGACCTAATAAAGAAGCTCCCATGCGTCTGTTTTTAACGTACTGCATACCGTAAGACCTGTTGTCTGCCTTACAAGCCTCCCAGAAAATCATTAACTCGTTTTGTATTACTCTAAAATCTGGATAGTCAGTAGATTCTTTAAACCATTGAATTCCGTAATAGTAAGTTCCTGTTAAGTAAATAGTCTGTCCGTTAGAGTAAATCCATACGCCTTGATCCCTACGCATAAATTCACGCGAAATATACTCATCGTGTTTTTCATATAAATCAACCATGTATTCCTCTACCATTTCTTCTTTTTGATCGGTAGTAATGCTCATACGTCTTATTGCAGAACAAGCTGTGTTTATAGATTTATCAGATAATTCTAAAGGTAATTCATGGCGTTTCCACTTTTGGTTATACCCTGGATTATCGTAATTTAATATATCTTTTTTAAAAGGTGTTTCAGGTAATCCAATATTTAAGCCTTGTATGTGAAAAATAGCTCCAAGAGTGCCATCTTTAGAAATTATAACAGTATCAATATCTGGATTATATCCATAAGACCATTCTCGCATTTTATTCTTGCGAGTTCGTTCGGTATCTTTTATAATACTTTCAACTTTGGCTCCTAGATAAAAAATCATTTAATTTTTTTTAGAAAACTTACTTACAGGGTTAATAGATTTTTTTTCTTTTATATTTTCATCAACACTAACACCATTTATTTCGTTTTGTAACCGGTCTATTTCTTTTAAAAAATGAATAGTATCATCTGCCGCCATTCTTCTTGACTTTAACACATTCACATACTTGTCCTCTCCTAATTCCCCTGTTACGTCTTGAGTAATAACCTTTCTGTTGTTCGTAACCGCTGTTTTTAAATCGCTAATTAAATCAGGAACGTTTTCCTCGTAGTAACTTGACTTTTTTATTTCCTCTGCCATTGATATAATTATTATACTTGATATAAAATATTAAACAAAAAAAGGCTCACTAGCTATTGCGTCTCTATTCCTAAGCCAAAGATACTCTTTATCCATAAATATTACATCAACACCATTATTTTTGCTTGTAAAAATAATATTGTTTTTTTCTATTTTGTTTTCTATTAAGTATTGGTTTGGTATAAATACCTTGCATTTATTGTTTTCAAAGCTAGGTTTACTATCCTCTAGCATTATAATTAAGCTAGATGTTAAAAATTCTTTTTTAATTTGTATTTTTTCAGCTAAAAAGTAATCTCCAAAAGCCATCCATTTACAGTCTTTATTTACTTGGTAAAGTATAATAAGGCATTGCTCAACCTTGTACAGGTTATTCTTTTTATCTAAAAGGTTTATGTTTTCTTGCTCTCCCCCAATTGCATAGTCTTGTTGCATTAAAACTGTGGAATCAATAAACAATAAACTTCCCTTTTTAATATTTCCAGAATAATTAAATGGGACTTCAACTACTTCAACAATTGTATTTGCTACTTTTTTAATTGAAAACCTTCGATCAGCATAAAGCTCAATTCCGCTTTCTGTTTTAAAAGTATCGCTGTATTTTTTTGGTATGCTAACAATAAAATCCTTAATCCCCCTCATGCTTATTTAATTTAAATAGGTAATAGTTTGCGTAGAGCTTTGTTTAAAAATAAAACGATAGCAGGAAAAATAATAAAAACAGGAATCAATAGCATTACAAATATTGCCCATCGAGGTACACGATATTTTATAATTGTTTCTTTTTTTGATCGGTTTTGGCTACTAATTGAATTTTTATAAACGCTGTCTTTTTGTTTTAGTATTTTTTTTAGTTGATTAATCTCTACGTTAAGATTGTTATTTTTTAAAGAGATCGCCATCGTGTCTTGGCCAATTACAAATATTTGCCTAAACTCTTTAGGCTTATTATTTAAAGTATCACAAATCTCATTAATAACAAGCGAAGATAGAATGTTAGGTTGTACAGTAGAAATACTACGAATAACCAAAGAATCGTTTTTAATTATTTCGACTTTTTCTATTGATTTAGTAGTCCTACAGCTTGATGCAGAAAAAACTAAAAACGCAAAAACAAATACTTTTATTCTACCTTGTAAGTTCATAATATTCTCTAACTAGATTTACCCTGTCTTGGTAACTATCAGTTCCTTTATTTATAACTGCTGTCACCTTGTTAATCTGACTTGTGCTTATGCTCGTGCACATCTTGAATAAATTGTTTCTTATAAAGAAAAACATAGCAGACTCCCAAAAATACTTAGTAGCTACTAAATCAGGATTTATAATTATTTCAGGGTCATTCAAATACTTTGAAAAAGAAGTATAATTATTTCTACCTGTTAACTGTAAGGCTCCACGACCTATAAACCTAAAGCCGTCTCCATGAATAGTGTTGCCTAATTTAAACTTTGCGCCTCTGTTTTTATCAGCGTAAACCTTGTTAGCAATAACCTCTTGGTTAGCTCTTGAAAGTTTAGTTCTACCGTCTATCCAAGCTTCTGTTTTTCTATCTCTGTAATAAGAAAAAGTAGCAATTAAACCTTCTGGGTTATAATTTAAGCTTTCAGTATCTTTAGAAAAACCGCCTGTTTCTTTGTCAACTTGACCAAGAAAGTGCGCTAATTCTAAATCGTTTAAAAGAAATTTTTTCTTAAAACTTTCAAATGTATTTTTACCCAAAACGCCATCTACCAATAGATTGTTGTTTTTTTGAAATGTACTTAAATGCTTCATTTCTTAAAATATCCAGAAAGTAATTATCCCTAAAAAAATAATGCCTCCCAATACAAAAAATATGTTTGGAATTAATGTTGTTCCACTTAACCATGTAATTAAATTTTTCATTTTATTTTCTTTTTTAAATTAAACCAACTTTTAAAGAACAACAACCAGTTGCCTTCATATTTTACATCTACAATATTAATTTTCAGCATTGCTCCAAAATAAATAAATGCGATTATACTTGTCATTATTTGGAAAAAAGCTTCTGGGGAGTTAAAACTTAATATCCAGATACCTAGCATTGCAAAGCTCTTAATCATGCTGTCTGTCATTGTTTTATTCTTTATTAATTCCTAATTTATCAGACAATAGTTTGCCTAATTTATTTCCCAATATTCCAAAATAGCTACTACCCCAAACTAAGAAAAAGCCAAACCCTAACAACTGCCAATCAGCACCATCGAGTCTTATTTTTTCACTTGTTGAGTTTATGTAACCTAGTGTAATAGGAATAAACGGTAAAAAGAACAACAGCAATCCTGCTACTCTAAAAATTAAAATCCAGAAAAATTCTGACTTTGTCTCTGTTTTTTTTATGGTCATTTTATTATTTATTTATTGTTATTCTAAAACTGGTTTAGTATCTGGAAAAGTTTCCGAAACAGTCCAATCCCTTAACGCTTGTCTGCATGTTAAATATTGCGCGTGTTGTGGATGGTCAACTACAGGAACTACCCAATCAGTATCGCTTAACTCGGTGTTTCGCCATTGCTTAGCCATTATTATTTTACCTTCTAAAAACTCTCCGTTTTCATCAAGTTCGCCTTGGTATAGTTTTTCGCCATCCCAAAATAAAGCGGTAATATCATCTTCTATTTTAAAACCTTATTTGTTTGTGTTCTCCATTAATTCTAAAGTTTAATATTCCGCTGTAAAATCCCGCTGTAACTTCACTACAATCACAAGCTATTAACTGATAAGTATCTGTTTTTTTTAGTTGTGGCTTAATGCCTATATAAAAAAGTGTTAGAGCATCCGACTTTTCCAATGTTGTTGGCTGCTCTCTTTCTTCTTTAAACCTTTTTAACAAAGCTTGTTTTTCTTGATCATACTCTTCTTTTTGAGAAACCATTAATTGTTTTTCTGCTTCTGTTAGTTGAACTGCAATTTGCTCTATCCAAACTCCTTCTATTGTTGATTGAAAATTTTTCATTTTTTTATTGATTATTTTGATTATTATTTCCGTCTATACAAATAACTGTTCTTCCTCCTGATGATACTGTTCCAAATGTACCTGATGTTAAACGACAATAGTATAGTTTACCTGATAATGCACCAAAATCACCACCACCAAATGAACTATCACCACCTTGACAATTAGTAAATATTCCTGATGCTGTATTATTACCACCAAATGAACTATCACCACCTTGACAATTAGTGAATGTTCCTGATGCTGTAGCACCACCAAATGAATTATAACCACCTTGACAATTAGTAAATGTTCCTGATGCTGTACCAAAACCAAATGAACTATTACCACCTTGACAATTAGTAAATGTTCCTGATGCTGTACCACCACCACCACCACCAAATGAAATATCACCACCTTGACAATTAGTAAAGGTACCTGATGCTGTACCATTACCACCAAATGAAATATCACCACCTTGACAATTAGTAAAGGTACCTGATGCTGTACCATTACCACCAAATGAATTATTACCACCTTGACAACTAGTAAATGTTCCTGATACAATTAAATCTTTTCCGAATGAATCATTACCACCCGTACAACTTTCTGCGTTAAGTTTCGATAAATCATTTCCAATTTTAAATTCTTTGCCTTGAACGTCAACACCTTTTACAAAAACATTGTTTGCTGTAATTTGTATGGTGTTTGCTCCATTAAAAACAATGCTTCTATTGCTGTCTAATGAAACTAAATCAACATATTCGGTATCCATGATAAAATTTCCATTTTCAAAATTGTAATTTCCAGGTGCTGCGATTACGATTGATTTTGTAGTTACAGAAACGTAGACACGAACATCGCCTTCATTATATGTAAACGCTGTCGGAAATTCAACCCTATACTGAAAAAATCCCAGATCATTAACAACTTCTCCTATCATATCAACACCTTCAACATTAAAAGTGTAGGATTGCCCTTCAATTAAAACAGGTAAAGTTTCATTATAATCAGAAAGATCAAGTGTAGTTGGACTTATTACGTAAGGGAAATTATAAGGTGCAGAAAGAGCTTGCGTTGTTACAACTTTTGTAATTGCTAAATCATAAGCTGCTTGTAATTCTATTGCGTTTTCAACGTCTGTACCATTTGCTTGTACAAAAACATAGGAAGTTCCTTCTAATCCTCCACCGCCACCACTCGGGTATAAATCTGATAAATTATTCATATTTTTATATTTTTATTATTGTCCAATTATTGTCCAACCTAGAGAATCGCCTGTAAAAACTAATCTAAAGCCTGCGTATGCCGTGTCTATTGTTAAATTTTCTTCTAAGCCTACTATTTTTTTGCCGTTTCTTGCTATTATAGGGGAAGGCGTTGCGCTTAAATTACTAACTTCTACCCAATCTCCTGATAAGGGCGTGCTAGGTAGCGTTAATGTTACATTAGATGTAAATACATAAGCTTCTTTTACCGTTGCATTGGTAGCGATGGAAATTACGTTTACAGGATAGTTATAAGTTAAATTTTGCTTTAAATCTAAAGCGGTTTGAGTTGCTGTTGAAACAGGCTTATTTGCATCGCTTGTATTGTCAACATTCTCTAAGCCTAAACTTACTTTTGTTTGGTTTGTAACGCTTGCAAGTCTGCTAATTTCAGTATCTAGTATTAAACTTTTATCTGTAACTTTATCAACTTTCCCGCTTATATCTTGATTGGTAACACTTGCAAGCCTTGTAATTTCGCTGTCTAATATTAAGGACTTATCTGCTACTTTATCAACTTTAACGCTTATGTCTTGGTCGCCTGTATTTAAACCGCTTGTATTGGCTATAACATCGGCTTGCTCGGCGCTAATACCAATCTTATCGCTATTAAATAAAATCGCATCGGCTTGCTCGTTTGTTATTCCAATTTTTAAATCATTTAAAGCAATTCTATCTTCAACGCTTTGTGCTAATGAAAATTCCGTATCATTTGCAAGCGTTAAGCCGTTACTAGCAGTATAAGTAGTTCCACCACCACCACCAATGATTTCTATATTCCCAGAACCTAATAAACTTCCTCCGTTTATAGTTTTAATATTTGTCCCTGAAACTAAAGTATTTTGTTTTTCAGTATTTGTATTTTCGGGTGTATTTTCAACCTTATCTATTTGACCTTGTGTTATTCCAACTTTTAAAGTATTTAAAGCAATGGCAGTATTTTGGCTATTTTGTTCTAATTCAATAACATCAATTGCACTTGCATTAACTGCGATGCCAGATATATCTTGGTCGCCTGTATTTGTGCCACTTGTATTAGCTAATTTAACTATCTCGGCTGCGTTTATAAGTCTTTCGCCAGCAACTATATCAACTTTTAAATCTAAAGCATTTTGTGTTGATGCTGAAATAATTTTCTCAATATCGGTTGTGTTTTCGACATTGCCTAAACCTACCATTGTTTTAGTAACTCCGCTTACCGTTCCTGTAAAAGTAGGACTTGCTATCGGTGCTTTTAAAGCTAAATTATCGTTTGTGGCAAATGGTGTTAAATCTTGGTCGCCTGTGTTTACGCCAGTTGTGTTAGCTATAATATTCGCTTGCTCGGTGCTTATGCCTACTTTTGCAGTATTATTAATTATTGCATTTTCTTGAGCAGTTGTTAATCTAAGACTAGCTACGTCAAATTGAACAGTTCCGTTTGGATTTGTTGGGTGATTATCTGGTAGAGAGCCAATTATAGTAGCGCCTTCATTTATTGGGCTAGTTGGATATAGTGCGTCGTTGCTAATTTTAGGCATAACTATAAGAAGTTTCTATTATTAACAACAAAAGTATAAAATAAATCTATACTATTATTGTATTTTTAATATTAATATGTAATTTTATTGCAAAATTTTTATTATGGCAAAAGGCATTTCCAAAAAAATAGAAAAGGTAATCGGAAGCGAAACTTTAAATACTTTAGAAAAAAATAAAATAGGAGTATATTTTCAAGACCAAACAGGTAAATATTCTACCAACAAACTTAAAATGAAACTTTGTTTTTTTGAGGGCTATGACCTTCTGCAATATTTAATTGTAGTAGAGCCTTACATATTAAAAAAGTTCTCAATAAAAGAACCTTTAGAGTTAAAAGCGCTACTATATGTTTTCCCAATGCAGTATTTTACTATTGGAGATTTTAAAATACTTAAAATATTGCGCCACCACAATATAACTTTAAAAGGCTTAGTTGAAAGTGGTTACTTTAAAATTGCTGTAAAATTTCCTGTGGTAAATAAGTCAATTTACACGCTTACAGATAGGTCGGTAAAAATTGTACGCGACTACTACTCTTATTTGTCAGGTGAAAAGGTTATTTATCCTAATAGTAATTTGAATCCTTTTAGAAACGAAGAATCAGCTAAGGTTGATTTGGAGCGCGAAAAAGTAATGGAAAAACTTAAACATCAAGCAGAAAAAAACCCTTCTAAATTTAGAAAGGCTTTATATTAATTTTTAATTATAAATGTTTTTATGAAATTCGGTTTTCAGCGACAATGTATCGTTTTCGCTAGAATCCACAATAAATAGTGAGCTTACTCCTTCGTTTATAAATACGCAATTCTTATTTTCGTAGTCAATCTTAATTGCGCTGTTTGGGTCAAATCTAACGGTATCGCCAATTTTAACGTATTGAACTTCTAGGCCAATAAACAAGACCTTTGCTAAATTTTTTGGTTGGTTTAATAGTATTATTCCAGATTCGTTTTTTGGCTCAGGCAATACTTCTGCTAACATTCTGTCTTTTAGTGGTTTCATATTATTTTTTCATCGTTAATTCTGTCCATTATACTTGCTTTTTTAAGTATTAAGTAAATTAAATAGTCTCCAAACTTTTCGTTAACCGCATAAACGCTAGGCAATACACCTACGTCAATATCGTCCACCATGTCGTCAATAGATATTTCGTGTTTTAACATCATACCGTCTAAAACTCTCTCGCGCGTAATTCCTTTTTTTTTGGCTCCTTGACTAAAGTTGTGAAACGGATTTCCATTTCTCCTGTATTCTTTTCCTTTAATAATTAAGGTTTCTTTGATTTGAGACAATGTGTCTTCTACTAATATTTCAAAATCTTGCTCTGTCATAACTAATTTATTTAAGCCAAGTTCTTGACATATCTATATCAACGTCTGGGTTGTATTTGTTTTCTTTTTTTGCGTATGTAATAGCCACTCCTAATGCGGCCCACATGTGCGAGGTAATTCCGTATAACCTACCTTGCTCATTTTTTGTTCCTATTTGTGGAATTTTACCCCCACCAATTTTAGGAAACTCATCAATTAATGCTTGTCTAATATCCCTGTCTTTTGCCTTTCCGTTGTGGCATATATAATCCTTAACCTCTCTTCTGTATATTAATTTGCAGGGAATAAAATTATCGTCCATTAATTGCATTATTTGACCGATATATAAACAAGTTTCAAAAACCTCTCTGCCTACAGCCATTCCGTAAGATGCAATCATTTCTACAGCTACCGAGTTAAACAAATCATCTTCTATTTTGCTTTTTATTAGAAGTTTAAGTCCGTAATTATCGGTAATGCCCTTGTCTTCTATTTCGTGGGTTTTGTTATTGTAAATTAGCCAACCAGAAATAAGCGTTCCAGGGTCTATAGAAAGTATTCTCATATTTGTTATTTTGGAAAACAATTAAAAAACTGTATTCTTTTAAATAGCTCTAATTTAATTCCGTAGTCGTTTACAAACCCAAGAGATACTGTTCTAAATGATTTTTTATTGTTGTCAAGTCTATATCTCATTTGCACTAATTTATAATGTCCGGATTTGTCGTACATTCCTACATCTATCCAGTTGCTTTTCTTTGAAAATAATTCTATTATCCACATTTTGTATAAATTTATTTTTATTTGGCTTAATCGCCTTTACCCTATGTTTTTAAAATAAACAGTTTCTTTCCTATGCTCTTCAATATTTTCTAAGAACCTATCTAAATGATTTTCTAAAAACGGCATATCTATAACATCTATGCCTCCAATAATTTTTCCAATCCTAGAAACTACATCAAGAAGGTTTTGAGATACTGTATCGTCTTTAGCATAAATCCTATCGTACATTTTATCTGCAATTCTTTCAATTTCTTTATTAGAGCGATTTAAAACCGCTACCATTCTATTATCGTCTTCTAGGTCTTCTTTAAGGCTATCGTCAATCTCAAGTAACGCCTGTGCGTGTAGCGTCCTGTTAACCATCTTTTGTGTTATTAATAAAGTTTTTTTGTTGTCTTCTTTTATGAAATTTTTAATTTCATGCTCGTTGGGTTGATTCCATGTTCCGCTTTGAATTCCTTGCCTAATTTCAGTAAGGTCTTTTAAAGTGTATTTATTTCCTCTTCTTAAATAGCACTTACCCCTAATTTTGTAGTGCTGCATAATCTGAAACATTAATCCGTTTTTATGCTTTATGTATTGATCTAGTGTAGTATTATTTTCTTTTTCCATTTTCCCTTTGGTTTTTACTTTATTATTTTAATGCAATCTTCGCAAAAAGCTAAATCACTTTCGCCTAAGTAGGTTTCTTTATTGTCCGGTATTTCACAGTCGCAGTAGTAGCAAATTATTCGACATTCATAAAGTTTAATTCCCTCCATAAATATTCTGCATTTGTAGAAAAATTTCCATGCCTTCCAAAATTGTCTTCATACATATAACATCTAATCTTTTGTTCCGCTTGACTTGGATTAGGTAATTCGGTAATAATTAATCTTATTAATGATTCAACTAATACGCCATTGTTGTAAACTGGTATTTCTGCTTGATTGTAAATATTAGACATTTCTGAGGCGTATTTAACATCAAGGTCGTTTTGAAGCATTAAGCCATTGATAACCGCAATAAAAGATTCTTTTTTAGTCATTTATTTTCCCTTTAAACGTTTTTAAAAAATGAGTTTTCTTTGTTTACATTTTGATTTTTATTTATATCAGTACAATAAGAAGTACAAATATATTGATTTATATAATTAGTATAAACATTTTTATACTAATATTTATACCAAAAACAACATAAATTATAGTTTTTATAAATTATTATACTTTAATTGATTATTTTTTTGATGATTGAAGCTCAAATATTTGGTCTTGAACAATATCCATCTGGTTTTGTATCTCGTCCATTTTTTTAATTTTACCCAAAATAATGTAATCTATAAATGCGTTGTGTATTAATTCTGAATCGACAACAAAATCTCCGTAAAATCCCATTAAATATTTGCCGTAAACCTTAAAAGGTTTGTAGTTATTAAATAAACTTTTTTTTATATACTTTGGCAAATCCTCTGAATCAGCAAATATCTTAACGGAATCTCCTTTTGACTCTTCTAGTAAAAAATCAAAAAACATTTCTACCCTATGGAAAGAAAAAGTGTACAGTATTATCATTTCTTTTTAAATCTAAGTTTCTTAAAATTGTTTACGTACTTTGGATTAATAATGTAAAACCTGCTCTTTGGTGTTTGCAGCAAGTACCCTTGTTCAATAAACTTTTTTTTAGCACTAGCAAAAACACTCCTGCTGCAGCAATAAGAATAATCCTGATAGTTTAGCTCTACTACACCGCTTTTAAAAGGATCGCTTGTTATAGGAACGCTACTAGCTATTAACATATAAAGCATAAATTCATAAGCCGTACATTCCTCGCTTAACTTTTTAATAAATAGCGAATTAAAACCTCTTTTTCCAACGTAGCTAGAATATAAATAATCCACCGTATGCTCAGATGCGCCAGAATACTTGAGGCACTTTGTAAAGTACGTGCTTACAGCCTGAGAAAAACTATTAGTGGATTTTGACATATCATAATATAGAATTCATAACCAATGGATTATGCGTAATTTGTTTTTATCTATTAATTTCTGTGACGCAACGTACCTTATATTAACCGTTGTATTACAATAAAAATTATTACACTATTTCTATTTCAAAGGTTCTTTTTTGTCTATTATAGTTTTTAATTATTATGTTCTTGCTTTTATTAGTTACCCATAACATAGCGGTCTTTTTACATTCTTTTTTTAATTTTCTTGGTAGTTTCATATTTGTATAATTTTTACTATTCGCTTCGCCCTACAACACCAGATAAAATTAATTGCTCTTTATGGTTTTTATACAAAATTTCCGCATCATTAATTACCATACTTATTTGTGTAGGACTTACTGCTTTATCAAGTTCAGCTCCTAATTCTAACATTTTTACTACAAATTTATTCATCGTTTATTTATTTAATTATGTTAATATTCTACGCAACTAATCTTATCTGCGGTAGTTTGTAAAACATTTAAAGGAACTCATCAATTTTATGAGTATCTAAGCCTGTGTATGTATGTATAAACTTCCTAAAATCTAATCCGCATTGATTAGCCATTTCTAATCTATCTTCAAAATCCATCTTATCGTACTCTTGATTATTATACATCTTATCCATTAATGCCCCTTGGAATATTATAAGTGTATTCATAAAATCCCTATTGCTATAATTTGGTTTTTGCGCGCCATCGTCAGATGCGTTTTGTAGTAAAATATTATTAGCAATAAATTCTAATTCCTCTTTAAATGCTCCCATAAAAAAATCTATATTTTAATAAATAGTTCGATACTCTGTTTTAATATTCTCGCTTTTCGCATACTCTAGCGCAAAATTCATTCCGTTGCTCATTCCGTAATCCACATAAAATACATGCAAGTCCGCTACTTCTTTCCATGCAAGTCCCGCTTTAATACCCCACATTCTTTCCTCTGCATTATCGTCGTCTAACACTCCTTCTTGCGTATAAAGTAAATGACTCGCAATCGGAGCCTCCCCGCGTTTTAAACTATCCTTTAAACATTCCCTTGCGTATTTTATATTCCGGTCTATATCCCCTGCATAGGGGCTTTCTAATATTACTCTTTGCATAATTAATTATGGTTTTATAAAATCTTGATCTAAGGTCGGATTCCCCTCTATTGTAATATCGTTTGAATCGAAATGCTTTACGCCTCCCGTAGAATTAAGCCGCACAACCCAACAAGAATTCATCCAGGCTCCGTAGTCTATTATAAAAAACGCCCATCCCTCTCCTAAGGGAGTGAAAACATTAATCTGTGGTTTTAACTGTATCATCGTCTCCGTAGAAATAATAAGGGCTATTGCCGTAAGTCCTGTCTATATCCTCGCTCAAGATTAAATCCTTTTTTATCTTTATTCTAGGTGGATTCTCCTTGTCGTAAGGAACTATAAAATCAGCATTGTGCCACCTAATTAAATTGTTCGGCTGAATACAGAAATTACCGTCGTCCAAATATATAAAGTGAAAACACTTGCTGTCTAAACTATTAGAATGACCCACATTAATCTGATTAGACTCGCCCTCGTAATCGTCTATCGTAAAAATGTACTTTCCCTTCCTCCATTTCTTGTCCCTGCAAAAAACATCTACCGTCTTATATTCCAAAAACTTAAAACAAGTTGCCGAAATCGCACTACTCTGACAATCCCAACTCTCCAATAACTGTAACCGAGTCTGCTCGTCCAAAGACAATACATCGTAATCGTCCTTATGACAAAAATAATTTATCGATACATTCCAAAAAACAGATCCGTTACTTCCCTGAAAATGAAATAACATCGGATAATTTAACATAGACTTGGCCCCGAAAATGTAACCCTCCATATTAACATCCGTTCCCGTAAATTCCTTTCTTATCATACACTGAATGTATGGCGTGTTAATGTTTAATTGCATAATCCCTATCTGCTTTGAAGTTAATATTTTCCCTATACCTAACGCAAATATAGTATAAATATAAATACAAAGTGTGTTTTTAAAACGCATTACGGTATTACTGGTGCTCCCAAGTGTGTTTTAAAAACGCATTTGGACACTTATTCAAGGTATTGATATACAGTATTATACAACCGTACAATCAGCGATACGAGAACTTTATACTATAGTTCTTCTTTAGTATTAGGTAAAGTTCCTTTAGCCCACAAGATAAGACACTCTAATTGTAAAACTTTCCTATGGTAAATTTATGGGGATGATATACATACATGAGGGCGTCTGGCGTGTTGGGAAAGTCGGATATTTTGACCCCACCCCCTCCAATATCTTGCGCAGTCGATTAGATTTTTGACTTTTTATGAGCGTATTTACCTGCTATTTATCGTCGTGCTACCTGGTACGCATCCTACTTAGGTCACATTAAAATTGTTTAATCCCTTGCTATTACTAGAAACTACAAATAAAATAACTCTTTTTGTCCTGCCTTTGTCCTGCATCTTAGAAATGATTGGAGGGCTTTACTAATTGTTTAAATTTCCTGTTACATTATTGGATTAAGATCATCGGAAACCCTCGTAAAATTTCTTATTTACGTAACAAGATAAACGTTTCAACCTCATAAACTCCCATCAATTCCCTAACAATCTAAATAAAAAAAACTTACTATTTAACCTGTATTATAACCCTATTAATTTTATGTATCATCTCTCAAGCCTTGATTATACTGGTGGTATAAGTTTTATTTATACTTTTAAAATATATGATAGATAAAAAGAATACAACGAAATAGCTTATATTATTGTTATATCAAAATAAATATCTACCTTAGCGAAGCGGTAGAAAGATAGGCTTTTTATCATCAACTTTTAAAATATACTATTATGAAAGCTACAAACAAATTTTACAACATTAATGACATTGTGAACAGTAATGCGATTGAGATGGCAGATAATTCAAAGTGGATTATTTGGTCTTTAAACCAATTAAAAAAAGGACTGACTAAAAGAAAATTGAATAAAATTGCCTCATTACTGTCAGAATAAAAACCCATTTTAAAACTGGTTTAACCGTTCCAGTTAAAAACGGTTTATTATTATGAAGACCTCGAAAAAATTAGAATTATTACAAATAGTTATAGTAGCTATTTATGTAGCTATTATTCTGGTAGGTGCAACAAGTTTGATCATTGGGCTTATAACTGGGGAACTTAATACAAACCCTTTAAATTAATTTAATATGAAAACTTTAAAAAAATACGGGTTTTATTTAAACGGTCAAAAACTTTTGAAAACTGTTATTTGTAGTAATATGGAGGCTGCAAAAAATAAACTAGATTTTTATTATGCTATTAATTTTAATATTCAAATAAAATTTATTGAAAACTTTAATTTATAAATCAATGAAAAACCCAATTACGGACCACTCAAACAACTTCTTGAAACTTACTATAGTGCATGTAGGTTGCAGGGTCGAAGTCTTTACAGATGCAGAGAAAACCACAAACAAAGCAAAGAAAATATTAAAATTATTAATTACTAAAAGATAGAAATTATGACAAATAAGCAAGCAAATGCAAAGGCTTTAAAATTATTTAACAAGTGGCGCAAAGAATTTTGTAATCAATCAATAACGGCAGATGATAAATATATTAAGAGTTTAGAGGCTTTCAAAAATGAATGTTTAACGCTTCATTATGTGGTAGGTGTTTATGAAATTTTAAGCGATAAGAACGCGTTAAAAATGGCTTCAATTTGTTCGACTATTAGATTCGTGGAACCTTATTATATGTTGATGAAATTACAACACACAACTAAAAGTTATTAATAATTTATAAAAATCAAATATCATGAAAGATCAAGAAAACACATTTACGAAGTATTGCCCGAATGTTTTTGTAGCTAAATGTACAAACGAGCACGAAAAAGGGGAAACTATCATTTTAACCACAAAGTACGGTAAAGAAATAGAAAACGAGGTACACAATTTTTTAGGCAAAACTAAAGACGGTTTTTTTCTTTATTCGATTACTAGATTAGACGGTTTCAATAGTCAAGAGCGCGCAAAAAATAAAGCTGAAAAATTAAATGGTTACGCGTCGAATGCTGAAAAAAGAAGCTCCACAGCTTACGAGGCAAGCCAGGAGGGAAGAGATTTTTTAAGCTTAGGAGAACCTATAAAAATAGGCCACCACAGCGAAAAAAGGCACCGCGCATTAATTGACCGTAATTGGGCGCGCATGGGTAAAAGCGTCGAAGAGTCAAACAAGGCGCAGGAATACCAAAGACGCGCTGAATATTGGGAAGCTAAAACAAACGATATAAATCTTTCAATGCCTGAAAGCTTAGATTTTTACGAGTACAAATTAGAGCAGACTAAAATTGAGCATAAAGACTTAAAAGACAACCCCAAAAAAAGGGATCACAGTTACTCTTTGACTTATGCAAATAAAGCGGTAAACGAAGCGCAAGGCAATTTAAATTTAGCCGTCAAATTATGGGGATCTGATGAAGAATTAAACCAGTTAGCAAATGAGAAAAAAGAAGAAGCAGAAACCAAAGCAGAAAAAAGTAATAAAAAAACTGATTTAATTACCAAATATGGCGGTTTTTTCTCTTTTAATGCGGATCAATTTCGGGAAGGTTACGCAAAAATTAAAGCTTCCGGACACGTCGAAGAGGGCGAAAAAGTGCGCCATATGGGGGTAGGTTTATATATTCCCTCAAAAAATGCTGATTTATATATAAAAAGCGTTTAAAAATCAATTAATAACGGGCCTTTAATTAGGCCCATAATAAAAAATAAAGCGATGCAAAATTCATTTAAAATCTCTAAAGGTTACGATCATTTTAATGATGTAGAATTATTTCATGTTGTTGGTATTAATAACGAATACAACGGAGAATATCACAGAACCGAAAAAGAAGCTCAAACCGAATTAAACGAACTTTAAAAAAAAAGCTATGAATACACATATAAAAAAATCGAACGTATTAGAAATAGACAAACATATAAGAGATGTTTTTAGTTCCTCGATCAAAGAAAACAAACTTTTTGCACTTTTAAAATTAGTAGATAAAAAAGGTAGTCCAATAGAAGCGCCTGGAGACGAAATTTTAAACGGTTTAAAGGTCATTGAATATAAAAAAGGCTATTATGTAGGCTTCATTAAAAAAGTTTATCAAAACGGATCGTTTAGGCTCAAAACAATATCGCTAAAAGCATAATTAAAAATTCAGTTATAAAAATATAATAATTTAAAACCTAAAATTATGAAATGTTACATAGATTTTTTTGACTCAAAAAATAGCTTTAAAGAAACCCGAAAGGATTTTAAGAACGACAAAGGGGCGGTGCGATTTATGATAGAGACCTTTGATACCATTAATTCAGATTTTATAAACTATTACTAAAAATAAACATTATGACAATAGAAATAATAAGTGAAGGCGTTTTAAACGATAACACCCTCTACATAGCAGATGAAAACAAAATCTTTAAAGGTGGATATGAGGCAATTTTTGAATATTGGACTTTTCAAAGTTCCTGGAGCAACAGAAAACACATAAGAAGTTTTAGAACATTAGAAAACGCATACAAATTTATAGATAAAAATTTCAAGGATTAATTTAATATAAAAAACCTAAAAAATGAGAAACGAAACAGAATTTATAAAATGCAGTAAAAAAAGATATTTAACTGCAAAGGCTCAAAAATTTACGGACAAATCTATTAGAATTGCAGCAGAAAATATGATTTTAAATAGGCTAAGTCCTGAATTTAAAGAAACGAAATTAAAGCTGCAAAAAATAATGCTGCATCTTTTTATTGATAAAAAATTGAGTATTGAAGAAATTAAAAAGCTTATCAAGAACAGAAAAATGTTAATCGAAAACTAAAACAAAAAAATTTAACAACTTTAAAAAATTAGAAATTATGGCAAACTGGTGCAACAATCAAATTTATTTTTCAGGCGAAGAATTAAAAGTAAAAGAAGTAAAGGCATTATTTGTAGAAATGCAAAAACTTTGCGATCAAACCAACGAGGGGCAAAAACCTTTTTTTATAAAGGAAGTAGTAAAGGACTATTTTTTTGATATATACGCATACGACGACGACGAGCAAATTAGTTTCTCAACAAAATGGGATGCAAATACAGAAGACTGTGTATTAATTGCGAAACATTACGGATTGAATTTTGAATTAAATTATCAAGAACCAAGTAATAATATTTATGGCAAAGCAATTTACACGGCAGGAAACGAAGAGGCTGAAAATTGCGACCTAAGCGAAAAATATTTTGATATGTATGAATTCGATGACGAAAACGACATCTACAAATATGAGGGCAAAGAGTATGAGTGTGAGGAGGATATTTTAGAAAAACTATTTAATCTTGAATTTAATAAAGATTATTAAGCCAATTAAAAAAAACTAAATAAAAGTTATGACACAAACGGAAAAAAGGGAATCTCTTACAAGAATGCTAAGGGTTTCGGATCCAAAACAAAATTATTTTATTGGAACAGATCAAATAACGGGCAAACGTTTTGCGCTTTATGAATGTGCAGAACCAGGATCATTAAACGTTAAAAGCAATTTTATGACTTTTAAGCAAATGGAATGTTTTTTCTTTGGATTAAACGCAGTAAAAAACAAAACTTTAAATATTTAAAAAACTGAAAACTAAAAAATGAAAACTAGTAAAGATACAGTATCAAAAATTCTGCATTATTCTAAATTAATGCGAGGAGACGAAAAAGACAAGATAAAAGCAGCAGCGCAAGATCAACAAAAAAGCAATTTTGGAGGCGTATTTTACAACAATAATTTGAATTAAAAATTTTATACTGAACAGCCAACAGAGACAAAGGGGCAACTTTGAAAAATGGAAAATCTAAATTTTAAATTAAGCAAGCAAGGATATATCCTAAACAGTAGAGATAATATTGAAAAAATATCCTACCAGGATTATTTAAGAGATTTTGGAGCCGACGAAACCACAACGCCCAGAGGTGTAGCACCTAGATTATTTTTAGACGGAAAAACACTTTGTACATGGGGTTTAAGGGGTAACAACCGAAGAGAATTAGAAACTTATAAAACAAAAAAAGAAGCTAAAAATATACTGTTTTTAAAATGGGAAAATAATCTTTCCGATTTATGTGAGTTTACATTTTTTGCATCATCAAAAAAAGAGCTTTTTGAATACTTAGCTGAAAGATTTGCTAAAAATAAAAAAGTCATAAAAAGGTATTTTCAAATAGAAGAATCAAAATCTGAAAAATTAAGGCTATCAAAGATAAAAAACGACAACAGAGAATCATTTACAATCGAAATGATGATTGATTTTATAAAAGACAATGAAATCTATATAAAAGAAGTTTTAATCGAATTAAAGGCTTTAAAAGACGCTGAAAATAAAGAATTGTGGCAAATAAAGGCAAACAGTTTAATTCAAAGAGTATCAAACAATGATTTTCGAGTTTTAAAATGGACAGAAATTTATAATTTAATTAGAGAAAAAGTAAAATAATGGAAAAAAACAACGAACTACAAGCGTTAAGTAATTTTGCAACCAATCTAACTTTAGAAGTTAGAGAATTACTTTACGACGACAAGAGAAAAAAAGCAAAGTATTACTTGTTAAAAAATGGCACCTCAATTGGCCCGCCACTAGACTTTAGCCACATGAATGTATTTATGTTGGGAATCAGCCAGGCAGAACGCATAAAATTAACCTAATATGAAAAAACCGACACAAAAAAAATGGATTTATTGGGGTATTTTTTTGATCCTAATATATTTTATTTTACTACTAACTTAAAAATCAGAAAATATGTTTGGAATTGATAAAACAATTAAAGAAATTGCACTAGATGAAGCAATCAATAGCACAGATTATTCTGTGATAAACGGAAGGTGGCACATGAACAACAGGCAATTTAAAGAATTATCGTTTTACGAAAAATCTGCCTTAGCTGAAAGAATTAAATCTAATTAAAAAAAAACAATATTAAAATGAAGCAAAAAACATACGAACAATTAGAAATGCAGAATTTAGCAACTAAAAAGAACCAAGAGCTTGCAACCTTCATTAGAAGAAAAAGACTAGAGCTAGGTCTTCATCAAAAACACATAGCTATTAAAACAGGACTTGCTATGAGTTATGTTAGTGAGGTTGAAGGCGGAGTAAGAAAGAATCCCACATATTCAACAGTAGTTTCAATACTTCAATGTTTGGGATATGAAATTGAAATTAAAAAAATAAAACCGAAAGAATTGTATTAGCAAAAAAAAACCTGACTTATAGTAAGCAGGTTTTTTTTTGTTAGTTATAGCAGTTATTTTAATTTTAAGTTTTTCTGTTTAATAAATCGATAAGCATTTCTTCAATTCTGTCTAGTTGATCCGGAACGTCCATAATCCTTTTAAGTTTAAACAGCTCGCTATTTTGGGTAGGCGGTAGATTAAACAAATTCATTTGCGCCTGTATTCCTTCGTTGCTTAAAAGTACAGGTAATTTTCCAAACTTTAAAAATTGATAGCTTGCGTTAGGAACAGCTTTTACTATTCTTTCAATCATTCCTTCCGACAAGTTATTAATACCGTTAATCACGTGGTAAACGGAGGCGTGGCTCTTGTACCCTAGCTTTACCGCTAAATTATGCGCCGTTATATCCAATGCGGCAAGCAAATCTTCTAATTTCTTACCATCTGTTATATTCTCTCCCATATTGTTTTTTATTAAATTTTAATTATTCTATTTATATTTTTCGTCCCAAACATTTTTTAATATCAACGCACTTTCTTTTTTTGTACGCTTTATGTAGCTTAAAAATACCTTTTCACTACTCCATCCGGCAACCGACATTATAACACTATTAGGCACAACACCGAATAAGTTAGTAGCAAAACTTCTCCTGCCTGTATGACTTGAGATTAAATCGTATTTTTTGTAGGTTCCAATAACTTTTCGCTTAACATCACTATCAAACTTTTTGCCTCTAATTTCTTCATCTATATTAGCAAGCATACAAACGGTCTTTATACGATCATTAAAATGCTTATCTGAATATTTGATCGGCAAATATCCAAATCTTTTCTTTAACACCTGCTTTACTTGCGAATGTAAAGGAATATTAACCCAGGCTTGTGTTTTAGTGGTCTTAATATTGATGAAATCTTCATCTATATTTTCTGTATTTAGGTTTTTATTAAAATCGGATATTCGCAAGCCCGACCAAAGAGAAATTATAAAACTATCCCTTATATTTTCTAAAACATCATCGCTCGAAAGGTCTAAATTAAATATGCGGTCTATTTCTTCCTCGTTTAAATATGGCGCCAAAATATCCTCTTCCTCATTACCTACAAATACACGCTCTTTGTAATTTTGATTTACTTTAATATCCATGTTCTCAGCCCTGTTTAAAAAAAATTTCAACCTAGTAACATGCCTCCTAGCAGTTGCAGGAGCGTAGTTCATTTTATCTATAATTACATCTATAAAATCATTGATTAAAAAGCTATCAATTTCTTTTATTTTTATTTTTTGCTTAGATTTATTCTCATACTTTTTAAACATTTCTACAAAAGATTGATATTGAGCTTTAGATCTCTTGTTCAAAAACTTATTTTTATCGGTTCGCCAGGTAGCAGAAATATTTTCAAGCCACCAATCAATAAAATCCACATAATAAACGTAGTGTTTTTGTACGGACGCTTGATCTTCTTGCTTAGGTCTTTCAAAAAACTCTTTCAATACGTTCTCAAGCCATATTTTGTCAATAACCTCTCCTAGCATATAAGACTCGTTATAACTCTCTAAAACTACTGCCATTAACTTATTGAACCTAGCGTTCAACGTAGCTCTATTACTTACCGCAAATACATTTCTGTAATTGCTTTTAGAATTATCCCAATGCTCTGAGTTTACAACGAGATTAGTTTTTATCTGAATATCTAATTTACGGCCATTAATAAACCGAATATATAGTGCCGAGGAATCAGAATTCCCTCTTGTGAATATTTTTACCGTTGCCATTTCCCTTAACTTTAGTAATTAACTACTTATTTTAATTGTTCTGTTTTCGTCTCTAATTTAGTTTAATTTTGGGCCATCAATAATGATGCTAGGAAAAATATAAACCTCATATCCTATATCTAAGGTAGGTTGTAAGATAATGTTTGGGGTTAAATTTTTAAATCCATTTGTTGTCCCATAAATATCATAGCCTCCATTCAGGTTAGGTGTAGAAATTAAAGAAGGAGTCAAGTCTCTGGAACCGTTTGTAATTCCATAAGTGTCATATCCGTTGCTATAATTAGGTACTGTAACTTGAGACGGTAACAAATTCTGAAATCCATTTGTTGTTTGATAAGTGCTAAACGTACCGCTAGTAGATAGTATTGTAATTTCTGACGGAGTAAGATCCTGAAAACCGTTAGTTGCGCTATAAGTACCCCACCTTGTTTGAGAGTTTACAGTTAAAGCGAGTGTCATAAAGTAGAATAAAATTAAATTTTTCATTGTGTTTTGTTTTATTAAATTAGTTTACATTTTTTTTGATTGTTAAATAGCTGTGTGAACGGCTGTTCCATGCAGCAAGTATTTAGTGGTAAGGCTAACAACCGACAATGTGCAAATTACGTTCTTGTAAGTTATTAATAAGACCTATTATTTCTGCCAAACATTTTAATAAATAATCTTTTGTTAATTTGTCGTTCTTAACTCTATTTACATAAGCCTCGAATACTTTAAATTCAAAATCCGAACAATGGTCAGTAATTGTAAACCAACCCAAAGTATTTGGTTCGTGAGTGTAATTGTCTAAATGAAAATTCTGTTGTTTTTCATTAAATTCTAACCTGTAAATCTTTTGCATTTTTATATTATTTATTAGTTTTGTGCTTCTAAAAGCGGAGAAGCTCGAACCGCTAACGCGCAATTGGCAAAATAAAAGCCAGTAGCATTTGTGGCAAACTTGAACGGTAGCGGTAGGCTTTTACTTCGCTAATCGCCACCGTTACTTTAATTAAAGAACATTCTTTGCATATCGGTATTATCACTTTCAGTAGGTATTAAATATGGGCGCAATTGTAGCGCTCCACAAATTTCTAAGTACATGCCTAAAGTCATTGGGCTTTCTTTTTTAAAAACTTGCCCGAGTTTTGTAACGCTTACTTCTAAAATTTCAGCGAGTTTGTTTATAGTAATTTTATTTTCTTCCATTCTGTTTTTTAAATAGATGAAAATTAAATCTTGACCCACTTCTGATGCTTTTTTATAATTTTCCATATTGATAAATTTCCCAATTTTTATAATCAACTTTAATTATTTTTACGTGTTTTTTAGGTGTTTTTTACGTGTTTTCATTGTTTATACTTGTAAAAAAGTTGTCTTATAACCACAAGCGTTTCTTTTAAAGTTAGTATAATGTCCGAAAGCTGTCCGACATCTGTCCGACAAATATACATTATTATGTGATATGATACAATATAAACACACAATAAAAATCAAAAATATATAAAAATTAATTATGTTATAGCTTGTTTCAGTATAAATATTTAGTCCAGTCGAGGTCACTAATCTTAGCCTGTAAGCTCAATGTTTACAGGCTTTTTTCTTTTTTATACCCTATTTCTGTCCGACCATTGTCCTGCAATTTGTAAAAGATCATATTCGTATGATCTTTTTTTCACTTACCCTTATTTATATAATATGTTATGATATATTTACATATATATTATATTAATATAGCTTTATTGTAGTTTAAATACGTTATTATTGTTATTTTTATTTTTTAAAAATACGATAGTAATTAAGTGGATAATATTATTCAAACTTCCAATTTTAAATTTACATGAGAAAATCAAACAACCTAAGAATTCAAAAATTTATAGTAGAAAAAAGTAAAAATCACATAGAATTGGATTTTGAAAAAAGACTAGACAAAGAAATAGAAGAAACAAAAAGCAAACTTTATTCTGCTTTACTTAAAAGGCAATTGCTTAAAATTAACTTTTGACATTTTTATTTTTCAAAGCCAAAAGAATATCATTTTCTACTTTGTGTAGCGAAATTTTTAAATAAATAGACTCAATAACCTTATTAAACAAGGGCATCTTCTCTAAGATGTCCTTTCTTGCGTTTATAAGCCTTATTAATTGGTGATCGCTAATTTGCTCGCTTTGACTTACTGATACAGAGCCTATCGCTTTTAATTCTATGTCGTATAGCCTAGCTTTTGTTTTTGGAATTAATTCAATATTTTCATGTAGGCCTATTGTTTGTCTAGTTACTCCTACTATGGCTGCAAACTCTTCTTGGGTCAGCCCCAATTCTTCTCTCCTAGATTTTAATTCTATCCCTTTCATTAATTTTTATATAATGCATAAAAAAATTGCATTTTTATTTTGATGTCTAAAAATCTTGCATTACATTTACCGTTCAATAGAATATAATACGTTGTTATTTTAGAGCAAATGTAATGTATTGTGATATACAAAATAATATTCAAACAAAAATAATATTCAAACAAAAAAAATATTGATGCAAATGAAAAACATTGAGTTAAAAAAATTAACACTAAGCTACTTTAAAGGACAAAAATCTCTAAGTGTCAATTTTAAGCATATTACAAGTATCAAGGGAGCGAATGGTACTGGTAAATCTACAGTTTTAGACGCTTGGACTTGGCTTCTTTTTGGAAAAAATGCTCAAGGACAATCAGATACTTCATTTTCAATTAAGACACTAGACGCAAATAACAATGTAATTCAAAAGGTTGAACATACTGTTGAGGGCTTAATTTTAGTTCAGGGACAAGAAATTCTTTTAAAAAGAACATTAAGAGAAAAGTGGGTAAAGAAAAAAGGTGCTATTAATGCTGAATACACAGGTAACGAAACTATTTATTTTTATAATGATGTACCTAAATCACAAAGAGAATATAGTGAAAAAATTTCATCAATACTTAATGAGGATATTTTCAAAGTTTGTTCTGACACTTTAGCCTTTAACGCTTTGCATTGGATAAAAATGCGCGAGATTCTTATGGACACGGTTGGGGGTGAAGTTGCTGATAGCGCGGTAGCTTTAGGTAACGAAAGGTTTGAGTCTCTTCTTAATAAGCTATCAAATAAAGATTTAGACGAATACAAGAGAGAATTAGCGGCAAAGAGGGCAAAATTAATGAAAGAAATTTCATTTATTCCTTCGCGAATAGATGAGCAAACTAAATCAAAACCAGAAGAAATAGACTTTAAAGAGGTAGAGGATAATATTTTTATAATCAATGAGTCTATATCTAAGGTAGATCTACTAATAGAGGATAGAAATAAAATTTTAGAAAAATCAAACAAATCAAGAACCGAAAACTTAAACACAATATTTGATTTAAAATCTAAAAATCAAAATATTGAATTTGAATTGAAGACAAAAATAAATAGCACTTCTTTGGGTGTTATTAATTATGTGCCACAAAAAGAAGCGGAATTGAGCGCTGCCAAAAACCTTCACGAGTCTTATTTACTTAAATTAAATCATGCGTCAGATACGCTAGAGGTTTGCAAAAATGAAATAATTAATGCTGATCTTGTTTTAGGAAAAATTAGACAAGAATGGGCTGATGAAAATGCTAAAGTTTTAAAATTTGACGAGGGAAGTTTCGATTGCCCTGCCTGTAAAAGAATATTAGAGGTTGACGATATTGAGTCTGAAAAATTTAAAATGATTAATGATTTTAATACTGACAAGCGTAATGCCTTGAATTCTATTAAAGAAAAAGGACTTGTTATTTCAGAAAGAGTTAATAAAACGAAAGAGAGTATTATAGACTTTGAGCTAAAACTTGATAGCGGCAAAAGTCAAATATTAGCATCACAAACTAAATTAGACTTGATCCAATCTGAATTAGAGGTTTTAAAGACAAAAACTATTGAAGTGGTTGATAAGGTTGCTTTATTAGAACTAGAGAAGTCTAAGAGCAATCAATACCAGTCTAATTTAAAAGAAATTGAAACATTACAGTCCAACACGCTTAAAGAAAGTGCGGTAGATGTTTCAAACCTTAAAGTTAAAAAAGACCAACTTAATAAAGAGCTAAGGCAGCTAAATTATACTTTATCTGGGAAAGAACAGATTTTAAAAATAGAAACTAGGATTTCTGAATTAGAAAAAGAAGAGTCAAATTTTGCGAATGAAATTGCTAGTATTGAAAAAGAACAATTTACAGCTAATGAATTTACGATAGCAAAGGTAGAGGCTTTAGAGGTTAAGATAAATAAACTATTTACAGATAATATTTCTGTAAAAATGTTTAAGGAACAAACAGATGGCGTAATTCCTTGGTGTACAATTTTAGTAAATGGAGTTCCGTTCTCAGACGCAAACACTGCGGGCAAAACAAATGCAGGATTATCTATAATTAATGTACTAAACAACTACTACAATATAGCGGTTCCTGTTTTCATTGACAACAGAGAGTCAACAACAAATCTTATTAATACAGATTCTCAGGTGGTTAACTTAATAGTTGATCCTGATTGCAAAAAATTACAAGTTACTTAAAGAGGTTAACAGGGGGTTACGGTCTCGGATTTCTTCGGGCAAAAAGCTTTTTCTTAATTATTTACACATGCCTCGCATTGATTTGTTTTTTACATGTAAATATAAACGGTTGCCCTGTTAGGTAAGCATACTCAACCAAGAAATTGAAAGAACGTTAGCCGCGATAAGGCTTATTAATATTAATAAATTTATAAATAATGGAAACAAAACAAACAGAAGGAACAAAAAAAACAACTGCAATAGCTATTGCAAAAAAATCGGAAATAGAAACAGTAAAAGACTCCCCTGCCGACAGATTTACGGCAAAAGTAATGCTTGAGTTTCCAAACGGAGGATCTAAAAAATTACAATTAACAACACTTCAAAAAAAACTAATAAACAACTACTTTATAAAATTAGACGGTGTTCTTAAAGATGGTGAAGTTAAGCGCTTGGCTAAAACAGAGCAATATAGAGACGCTTTAGAGTTTAAGTGGCAAAATGTAAATATGAATAAATTAGCGCAAGATGTTGTTGCTTATTCTGAAATAGGGTTAGACCCACTACAGCCAAATCACATAAACCCAATTCCATACAAAAACAGCAAGACCAATAAGTTTGATATTACTTTCATTCCAGGGTATGATGGTATTGAGATAAAGGCTAAAAAATACGGACTTGACGCGCCCGATACAGCTATCATAGAGCTAGTTTATACAACTGATGATTTTAAGGCGGTGAAAAAGGATAAAGATAACCCTGTAGAAACATATAAATTTAACATTACAGATGAATTTGATAGAGGGGAAGTAAAGGGTGGTTTTTATTATCACATCTACAAAAACAATCCAGAGAAAAATAAACTTGTTTTATTAAGTAAAAAAGACATTGAAAAAAGAAAACCTACATACGCATCTGCTGAATTTTGGGGTGGAGAAAAAGATAAGTGGGAAAATGGTAAAAGAGTTGGAAAAGAAAATATTGATGGGTGGTATGATGAAATGGCTTGGAAAACGGTAAAAAGAGCTTGTTGGGGTTCAATTAATATAGATCCAGAAAAAATTGACGACAACCTACAGAGATTGCTTCAAAATGATATAGAAAGCGTATCAAATAGGGTAAATAAAGATGTTGACGATAATGCTAATGATGAAATAATTGATATGGGATTAGCGGAAGAGGTTGAAACAAAAAAAATAAGTTCAGTTAATACCACCACAGGAGAAATCACGGAACCAGGATTTTAATGACCTTAGAAGTATTAGGCTCAGGAAGCTCAGGAAATTGCTACTTACTTAAAGATTCTAAAGGATTAATGCTCCTGATTGAGTGCGGTATTGATATCAAAAAAATTAAAAAAGCTATTGATTTTGATTTGAATAATGTTTCCGGTTGCGTAGTTACTCACGGACATAACGATCACTGTAAGTCAATTAATCACTTGGCGGCTTCTGGGATAAAAATATACGCATCAAAAGGCACGTTGGAAGAAACTAAAATAATTAACCATCACAGGTCATTTATTTTAGATCCAATGAAAAAACAAAAAATTGGGCCATATACTGTATTGGGTTTTAAAACAGTCCACGACACTAAAGAGCCGTTTGGTTTTGTCATAAACCATTTAGAAAGCGGGGTAATAGTGTTTATAACAGATACAGTCTATAGCCCATTTAAGTTTGCGAACGTAAGTCATTGGCTAATAGAGGCGAATTACTGTAATGAAATTTTAGAGCAAAAAAGAGCTAGTGGAGTCGAAGATAAATTTTTAAGAGACAGAATTTTATCTAGCCACTTTAGTTTTCAGAATTGTCAAGACATGCTTAGGGCTAATGATTTATCAAATACAAGAACAATTATGTTGCTGCATTTAAGTGATCGTAATTCAAACGAATTGTATTTTAAAACAAAAATAGAAGAGGAATTTGTAAAAGAAACCTACATAGCAAATTCTGGAATTAAATTAGATTTAAATAAAACACCATTTTAAAAATGAAAAAACTAAAAGCTAGTGATGTTATAGAAATCGATGATGATTTCATTAATGTAATTGCAAAAAGAACTGCGGAGTTAAATTTAACATCAACAGAAGATTCTGTAAAAACTTATTCAGCCAAAGAAGTTGCTTTAAAAGTAAAAAAAGATGTGAATACAATTAGAATTCATATTAGAAACTACATTAATGAAACACCAGGAGCCAAGTTAAAGGCATTTAAAATTGGAAAAACGTATTACGTTGCACAAGAAGATTTAAAAAAATACTTAAACGGATAAATAATTATGAAAAACAGGTTTACTTACATTGAAAAAGGGCTAGACATGGCTTCAAAAGACCTAGAGAAGATTGGCTATAAACAATTACCAGATTGCGGTAGTCTATTTAATAAAATTATAATAGATGGCTTAAAAAGGCAATTTTGGCTTGTTAATGATTATGGTTTTAAATTAAATGAAGAAACTATAAAATCTCGCCACCTACAAGATATAAATAGGGTTACTATTCAAGATATAGCGTAATGAAAGTTTTCAAAATAACACACGCAAATAAAATTGAAGATTTTATTGCGGCAGCTAGACCACTACAGGCTTCATCCATATTGTGCCAAACAAAGCATTACACACTAGAAGAACTTGAAGAATCAGAAATATCAGAAATACAAACAAAGTATTGGGATAATTATTATTTATCAGAAGAAGAAAATAGCAGATACCCTTTAATAAATACGCTAGACGGAATAACAATTGGCGATTGGGTAAAGGAAAATAGAAACGAATCTGGATTTATAGCTTCAACAGAAATAAGTAATTAAGCATGGAAAATGAAATTAGATATTCAGAGATTATGAGTTTAGGCCTTAAAGCCAAAAAACAGTTGGATGATGTTTATTTTAATCATTACGGTTTTGATTTTGAAATCATAACCAAAAAATTAGCTAAAAACATTTCTTTAGACTGGGATAAGTTGACTAGAAAATGTAAAATGATTCGAGTTAATAAAAAAGGAGATATAAAAGCAAGCGTTGTTATTGAAGAATTACAAGATGTGAAAATATTAATTAATTTTTTTAAAAATAAATAAATAATGGATTTAGAAGGAAAAATAAAAGTTATCGGGAAAACACAATCTTTTGGAACAAATAACTTTGAAAAAAGAGATATAGTAGTTACCACAGAAGAACAATATCCACAGCATATTCTAGTGGAATTTGTTAAAGACAAGTGCGCTTTATTAGACGGCTACATAGAAGGTCAATCGGTAAAGGTTGGTATTAATTTACGCGGTAGAGAATGGGTTAATCCGCAAGGCGAATCTAAGTATTTTAATGCAATTCAAGGTTGGAAAATAGACTTGGTAATCGGTGATTCAAATTCAGCCGTTGACGAGTATGAGGAAAAAGCGCCAGACGAGAAAATTTCTACACCTAAAACAGATTTAACCGAAAAAAAACAAGATGATTTTCAATTTTAATATCAATTTAATACAATAAAAATGAAAAAAATTAAAGAAGTAATTGACTTAAAAAAATGTCACGGATTAGAGAACAATACAGAGAGTGAAAACGGCTATTTAAGCAGTGTTAATCATTTTAACAACCAATGCAGGGTTGTTATGGAACAAATGCTCACAGGCCGTAGATTAACCACTATGACAGCAATGAAACTAGGTATTGGTGATTTAAGAAGAAGAAAAAAAGACTTAGTAGATATTCACAAAGTACCCGTTATGTCTGAATACAAAAAAGGCTCAAGATTTAAGGAGTTTTTCTTAGATCCAGAGTACATAAAAGAATTTAATAGTTCTTTAGTGTAAATTATTTATTTAATAATTTATACTTAGTGTAGTTAAAATATAAATAAAGTTATATATTTGGGATATAAAATGCTCTCACTATGAAAAAATTTTTCTTCATGCCGCTAAATTACCTAATGCCAGTGAGAGGGCTAGGGTTTTTTAGCGGTTTTTTATTTGTATAAAATCTAATAATTATGGCAGAAAATAAAAAATCGTTTGTTCTTTATGCTGATCTTATTCATAACATAGATCACCTAACTAACGAAGAAAAGGGAATGCTTTTCAATCACCTATTGGAGTACGTTAATAACATGAATCCAGTCTTAGAAGATAGGGTTGTGTTGTCAGCGTGGAAGTTTATTCAAAGTCAACTTAAAAGGGATTTAGTAAAGTTTAAGGAAGTTAAAGGTAAGCGCAGCGACGCTGGAAAGGAGTCAGCAAGACTAAGAGTGTTAAACAAAGAGCAACAAAATCCAACAAAATCAACAAGTGTTGAAAGTGTTCAACAAATATCAACAAATCCAACTGATAATGATAATGATAATGTAAATGATAATGTAAATGATAATGATAATGATAATGTAATAAATAATAAAATAAATAAACCTTCGGTTAATAAATTTTCATTTAAAAATTCTTTAATCGATTTAGGGGTAAATGTGGAAATCGCAGAAGGATGGTTAGAAGTTCGTAAACAGAAAAAAGCTGTTAATTCTAAAATCGCTTTTGAAAAAATAAAAACAGAGATTATAAAATCAACTTTAAATCCAAACGATTCAATAAAAATGGCTGTAGAAAAAAGTTGGAGTGGATTTAGTAGCGAATGGATCACAAATCAAAACAACTACAACAAAGAAGTTCCTAAAGTATATGATCATAACAGACCCTTAATACCTTGGTATGAAAAATAACAACGAAGATAAAATTGGAAAAAGAAAATACGAAGCATTGAAATCTTTTGATTTAGAAAATCTAACAGAGGAAAGTATTGAAATTTTTAATAATCAATTTTCAATTTCAATCGGAGAAGCAATCAAACAAGTAGCTTCTTACGAAAAAAGTATGCCAGAAAACAATCCAGAGTTTATAGAGGCAAACAAAGCCTACATGAATCGCGTCAGAGGTGAATTTGTTAAAAAAGAACCAATTGTGCTTACTAAGGATATGCTTTGGAGAATGTTCAAAAAAGCCTATTTAGAGAACGAAGGAAAACAGTTCAATCACTCCCACAGAGACACCTTAGAAAATATAAAACCATTGATTTATTACTTCTTAGGAGATTATGAAAATTTCGCTAAATGCTCAAATGTTTCCCTATTGTCAGAGCCAAGTCTAAAAAAAGGAATTTTAATAATTGGCGGCTATGGAAACGGAAAAACATCGATAATGAGGGCTTTTGAAAAGTGTTTTATAGGTAGTAATCTAGCTTTTAAAGGCTTTACTACAAATAAATTAGTAGAAATGTATGAGGGGCTTCAAAACCCATTAGACAAAGAAGAATTTAATAAAATAACTAGGTCAGGAATAAGATATTTTGATGATGTTTTAACAGAGCGAGAAGCAAGTAATTACGGCAAAACCAATCTAATTAAAGATATTTTAGAAGAGCGATACAATAATAAATTACGAACTTATATATCAATGAATTTTAAAGATAAAACCAATAAAGACTTAGGAATAGGTATTCTTCAATTGTCTGATAAATACGGAGATAGAATTTACGATAGGGTATTCGATATGTTTAATATAATTCAATTCAAAGGAAATTCATTTAGAGTTTAAAAACAGTTTTAAAATATGCTCATCCTAAATTATCTAAAGAAATAGATACTTATTACAATAAAAAAAACACGCATTATTGATGATCTATAAACAACTACCTAAAACATTTTAAGAAATAATGACAAAAATTATAATAATGTACAGAACGGCTTTGTTTGCAGAAATTAAACGAGATGCGCAAAGCCATTATTTTAATAGGTCGGGATGCAATGATTTAATAAATAACTTCAACAAAGGCAATCATATTACGGACGATGATAATGAAGAAAACGCTTACTCAATTTTATAAACATGTGTTACTTAATAGTAATTAACAGAGGCGAAAAGGAAATAGAAACACCACGCCAATTTTTAGAACATTTTGGATTTATGCCGAAAAAAGAATTTGAGCATGGCGTAATTGAATTGGATTATTGCCTTTGCCAATGTAATTATGAACAAGCTTTAATCGACAATAAAATCCTATTTAAAAAAGATTGTGGCGATGTTTATGTAGGAATGTTAGAATATGTTGTCGGTGATGACGATTGATAGCCTTACACATAACGATGGTAATATGGTTAGTTGCGATTAAATAAACCAAAATAGTAGGATTAAGCACAAAGAAAATAAATATTAACAAGCCTTTAGTTAGGCGGTAAACAGCAATTAAATATATACATTGTTGGTT